AGGATATTTTGGTTTGGTAATAGTCTGAGGTTTCAATACGTCTTAATTTTTGTTTATTGTCATCAACAATAATTGCTGTTGCCATTAGTCAGTTACATCTTCAAGAATAATCATGCTGCCTTGTGCAACTGTCCAAACAATTTCTGATGTAGATAACTCTATATCAAAGATATCTCCTGTTTGAAGATTATGTGATTCTTCTGCTGCAAGTCTAACTGTAAATTCTCCAGCCAAATCGTCTGCATCTGCTGCTGGTGTCAAGAGCATAACTGTATTTGCGTTATCTGTAATTACTCCAAGATCTGTGGCAAGGTTTGGTCTTTTAATTTTCATAGCAATGTCCCAATCTGCTATAACTAAGGGAGATTGTTCATCATCTGTTACGTAAACTTTAAATGCTGAGGTGTCACCACGAACTACTGTCCATTTAACAGTTGGGGGTTTAGCACCTACGTTATATAAATCTTGAGATGAGTTTCTGAGGATAGCCATACTGTAATTATATCACGTTTCTAGGTTTTATATATATATCACTACACCCATTGTTCTCAATAGCATACCCAACTACTTCCCATGATTGATTATGTTTTAAGAACTGAGTCACTGCTGCTGCCACTGCAAATCCACCACGGTTATTACTGTCTGGTTCCCAAAATGAGGCATACATAATAAAATCATTTAGACCTATGATTGTATCAGATTTAGACATTTCTGTAGATTTTAAAAGATCAGATAAAACATATTTAAACCTATGATCTGCATCTATGTAAATATAATCAAATTTTTTGCCTTCTAAGGGAAGAATATGTTGTGAATTACCTATTTCTAAAGATACATTACTATATTCTTTAAATCTTTGTTTTACAAAATTTAAATGTTCAGCCTCATTAAATCTTTGAATTTTTGCACCTTCCCAATCCCACATTTTAAAAGTATCTAATAGTGTTGCACTTTTAACATTTTTGCTGTCTAAAACCAGTTGAGAATAATCTCCGCCCAGTACACCTATTTCTAAATAATCTATATTTTGTGGTATTAAATATTTTAAAGCACTTTCTCTATTTGAAAAAACTTTACAATTTATTAATTGATTATCAGATATTATTTCAACATGATTGTGATATTTTTCAATATCAAAATTCATTAGGAAAGACCGTTCTTTAATGCTCCCCAAGTACCGTTACCTTTAGCGGTAACTACAAGGACTCCATTAGATGCATCCGCATAAGCACAAACTGCTACTGCACCTGCACCACTATCTGGTCTAACATTTGTTAAGCCTCCACCAGTCTTTACGTACAAAATATCACCTGCAGTAAATTCTGATGTATTAACATCTGGTAATACTCCAGATACAACGCACACTCCCTGTGCATTATTTGCTGTTGTAGATTTTAATAATCCTAATATTGGTGATGTTGTTGTAGGAATTGCTTTTCCTATTGTTGTTAAATCTTGTCCTGAATTATGACCATTAATAAATACAGGGGATCCTGCTGCGATTGATGCTCCAGATGTATTAATTACATCTAATTTCATGTAAGATAAACCAAGTCCAGCAAGTGTGCTATCTAGTGAAGTTGCTAAAGAAGCAATATCTCCATGTACGTTTACGTCATCATCAACTTGTGGGTATGGTAAGTTATATATGCTTGATTGACCTGTTGCCATACAAATATTATATCATTTTAAATAATTTTTTGTATTATCTTACTAATATGACATTTTTGATTTGACTTGCTGGCAAATAGATGTTATACTTGATATATGACACCTACCAAGGGTGTCATGTTTTCTTAGGAGAGAACTATGAAAAAAGATAAAAAATTTTTAATAGGATTGCTCGCAAGTCTTGGATTGTCTTCAGTATTCTTGAATATTTCTAATGCTCAAGGTGTTGAAACTAACCTGAAAAACGATAAATATGCAACATTTACCGCTGAGGCGGTTTTTTTGCTTTCTAGGCCAGATCATCTAGATAAACCATCTAGAGACAATGTAAGAATTCTTGCTGAATATCAGGATAAAGGACAACTTACTGATATTGAACTAAAAACTTTGCTGTCTGCTTGTGGTTTTGAAAATAAACACCTGGTAGAGGCTTGGGCTATTGCTAAAAAAGAATCAATGGGCAACGCCTTGGCTTTTAACGGCAACAGAAGCACTGGAGACAAATCATACGGACTATTTCAAATAAATATGATTGGTGACCTTAATGCTGATAGAAAAGAAAAATATAACTTAGACTACACTAGTCAACTTTTAAACCCATCAATTAACTGTCAAGTTGCTTATATTATGAGTGATGGTGGAAATAATTGGGGACCTTGGAAAGGCATAACTTCAAAAACTAGAGAATTTATGTATCAGTTTCCTAAAGATTAATCTACTGGATAAGCATTATATACAAGTAAAGAATCTGCTACAATCAAGCCAAATGGTTCTCTCATAAAATCATAAACTTTTCTATCTTCTTTGACTATTTCTATAGAGCGAACTTGATATAAAGGTCCATCAATCAATGACTCTTCTGGATTTTTTACTATTAAATCTCCAGATTTTAATTGTGAAGAAATAACAAACATTAGTTTATTTTCTCTAACAACAAGAATATCTTCTTGTGTAGAAAATCTCTTATACTTGTCTCCATTAACTAAAACTGTATCAGATACTTCACTTTCTTTTATATTATTTACCACAGACTCTACTGTAGTGTATTCTTTATTATTTTCAGATGACCATAGTCTTAAACCATCATGATTTGTTATTGGAATATCTTTAAATGTTTTAGTTATTAAAATATCTCCAACAACTATGTCTTTGGCTAATGCATATCCCTCTTTAGTTAAAACTGGTGTTTCTTGATCTATACAAAGACCACCAAAATAGGTTGGTGAAAATCCAAATACTCTAAATGGTGAAAAACCAAATACGTTAAAGGGGGAAAACCCAAATACGTTAAAAGGAGAAAATCCAAATACTTGAAATGGAGAAAATCCAAACACCCCAAATGGTGTAAATGTAAATTGTCTAACTGTTAAATCAACTGGGGTTTCATAGTCTGCTGGTGTTGTTACTGCAGGAGTTTGTCCAACAACTTTTCCATCATTTGCAAGTTCTGTTGGTTCTCCAGAAACTGAAGTAATTACGTTTCCTAAAGTAAATCCTTCTGATACAACATCTGTTTGGGCTTGTGCACTTGTTCTTCCAATAAAATTAGGAAGTAGTTTCATTCCTTTTGCTACAACGTATTTAACTAGTTTTCCAAATAATGCCATAGCAAACCCCTATGCGATCAAGTCGCCGACTAGAAGCCAGGTATTTGTATCAAACTTAAACAAGGATGCACCTGAGTACCTTGCTGCAATTGCTTTATTTGTATTTTTACTATTTAAAGTAACTCCTGCACCTGCAACAAATGTAACAGATCCAGTGTTCATTCTAAAAACATCTATTTCTGATCCTATTGGAAAGGCAATACTTGAATTGGGTGGAATAGTTACTGTCCATGCTCCTGTGGAATCAAAAGTTATACTTTGACCAATATCATTTAATGTTAAATCATAATTTTGTGTTCCGCTACCAGCCTGTTTATTAAAGGTAACTAAACCACCGTAAGATATCCAATTTGTTCCGTTGTAAAATTGTAAATCATTAATTGCTACGGCACCAGAGGTTTGTCTAACAAAACAAACTGTTCCTCTTACTGGTGAGGTTAATGCTGCATCTCTTGCTGCAGGATTTAAAAAGTTATTTACTCCAGCCTTAGCAGTAATTACTGCATTAGTATCTGAAAATGTAACATTGTTTTGAAATTCTTGTGTTCCAGACCAAACATAATTTGCGGCAGTGTTTGTGTTTGCACCAATTGCATAAAAAGTATCTGTACCTTGATCATATACGTATGCTGTTTTACCAGTAGTATTTAATGATGGCATTATGCACCAATCCCTATTGCTTTAAGTTCTTCTTCTGTTAAACCTAATGCAACTAGTTTTGCAATTGCTATTTCTTTTAAAATTATGTTATCAGTCATTATTCACCTATTGTATCCCAATCAGAAGTTGCTGAATTATAAATTTTCATTTCAAGTGGACTAGATCCTTTTACAACCCAAAGAGTTCCATCTGTTGGTGTTGCTGGTTCTATTGCTGTGTAAATTGCTGTTGGGTTTACTGGTGTAGTTCCTGGTGTTGAGTCAATATCTAACCAAAGTAAACCTTCTGCAAGAGCATTTGCATCTGGTTGTGTGGACTGAACAACTGAACCTGTTCCTAAATTTTGTAATACAGTTATTGAGTTTTGAATATTTTGTAAATGATAGGCAATTGATGGGTTAACTAGTGCTGCTGTATTGGCATTTGTTTCGTCATATGTGCTTGAGCCGTAATGGTATGTTCTTAGGGCAGACTGAATATCTGCGGCATCTTCATAACCTGGAACTTTAGTGGAATATATATTTCCTATGCTAACATCAGCCATTGTTCATCACCTTCCTCATTATACCACGATAGATATTACAAAATGAACTGTTTTTACGCCAGTTAAATCTTGCCAGGTAGAACTAGCATACTCAATAGCATTAACTGTTACTGGAATTACCTGTATTCCAGTTCCTGGATCGTTTGTAAAAGAGCCTATTTCTATAGAAGATGCTATTGGGTTTTCGTTTGGAATACTGTAAGTGATATTAAAATTTGCACTAGTTAAGGTTTGAGATGTTTCTTCGTCAACAATATAATTTACAGGAATATTAAAAACTTTAGATCCATCAACAAATGTTCCAGTCATTATTTTATTGTATTGAAGTGGGTTTAGTTTAATTATTGGGTACCATTGAAATCCAGGACCACCATCAGAATTGTACTGATAAACATATGAATATTCGTTATCTGTTTTTAAAACATTAACACAAAGGTCTTTTGCTTTTGGGGTTTGGCCAACAAGTGCTGTATTTGGATTGCCTACTGAAACATAAAATAAACTTCCACGTTCACCTTCAGGTCCAAAGTCAACTTCTACGTTTATACTACTTGGTCCGCTTAATACTAACAGTTCGTCGGTGGTTAATACTACGTCAGCCATTATGCACCAGTTACATCTGCTGTTACAGTGATTGTTCCTTTTAGAAGTGTGTAAACTACATCTGTTCCACTTGATATTTGAACATCGTAATAGTATATGGTTCCTGCATCTAGATTATCTTTACCCACTTCTGGTAATATTACACAAGTAACTCTATCTTTAGCGTTGTTAATGACCGCACTTGCTGCAAATGGGCCTTCCTCTGGATCTGGTCCAGTTGAAGATGCTATAGAAAAAGCAGAATTATATCCATCTAAATCAAAAACGTCGCCTGCAGCGTCTTTAGGGTATATAACAAATTCATAACGGTCACCCTTGTAATAATTAATGTTGTATGTGCCTGGAAATGCCATAAACCCTCCTAGTTCATTATATCATGCTATGAAACTGATACATATATTTTTTTTAGTATTAGGTTTGTTAAATGATCTGATTTTGCATATGGTCTGCAGAAGTTAAACCACATTTCTTTATTTTCTATGTGTATTGTTTGGTCAACTGTTAGGTCAAAGATTCCTTGGTATTTAAATGATCCAACCATTGTTAGAACTGATTTGTCAATTTCAGGGTATACGGTAGCAAACCAAAATTCAGTATTGTTAACAAAGGTTTCAAGTGAAAAGTTATAGGTAAGTCTAACAGTTGATCCTATTTCTAAACTTCTAAATGTTAGTACTCTGGATTGTTCGTTGTAAAGGGTGTTGCAGTTTAATGGTAGGAATGATTGGTTTTTTGATATGCCTTTTTTGTCAATGTATAAATCGTGCCATCCGTTTTCACCTCTAGATGGGTCTATGCTAAAAATTTTAGAAGATGTATCTTCGTAACTGGCCCAACCTGGTTGTTGTTTGTAAACTGGAAAATAACTTTCTCCATTTTTACCGTTTATACCATTCTTGCCATTTTTTCCATCTGCTCCAGCATCACCTTTGTCACCTTTGTCACCTTTAGGACCTTGTATTCCTTGTGGACCCATTGCACCTTGAGGTCCTGGTACACCTTGAGGTCCTGGGACTGGTAAAAATTGTAGTTGTGGGGCTTCCTGATCAACTGCATTAATTTTTTGTTTTTCTTGTATAGGAAAACCCATGCTGCGTGAAATGGCCATAGCGTCTCCTTATTTTGTTATCTTTACGATTTTTTCTGAGCCTGTTGAGTCTGTTATTTTTATAACGGACGGTAAATCATTTTTAACATTTGAAATTTTTATGACTGGCATTATAAGGTACCACTAATGTCACCAAGAACCGTGATGGTTCCTATAACTGGTGTCCAAACTGTGTCGTCGATAGTTACTTCTAAATCAAACATAAGTTCTGCAACGCTAGAACGGTACGTAGAGCCCCAAAATGCACTCAAACTTGGGTCTACCTTTACCTGAACATACCCTGAGCCTGAAACGACCGTTAGAGGGTCGATTATATCGGTTTTAGGGTCATATGCGGAGGCAAGGTAAGTCCATCCTGTTGTGTCGTAATGTGTTGTTTCGTCGTTTTGTAAAAAGTCAATTCTTATCAGAGAAGAGTCTCCACGAATTATTTGCCATTTAAGGGTGGCGGGGTCAGATCCAAATTTTTCTACGGTTGTACACATATTAGCATTATATCATTTTATTAAAATTAAAAGTCCAACACCCAAGAAACGGTGGGTATCGAGATTTACTCAGGTGTCAGACATAAAATTATATCATGCCAGGTATACAGAAGGTTTGTGGATAAGTTGTTAATAAAGAATTCACCAAATCGTTATAATTGGTTTTTAAGGTTTGTGAGGGAATTTATATTAGACCAGGAAAACAATGTGTATAATTAATATATATAAAGAAAAAA